GAAGAGATAAAAGAAGCATCTGGTTGTATGGATTGTGGAGTTACTAATCCAATAGTGTTAGATTTTGATCATCTTAAAGATAAAAAATATAATGTTTCTAGAATGATTCACGATGGATTTTCGTGGGCAGCAATAAAAAAAGAAATAGCAAAATGTGAAGTAGTCTGTGCAAACTGTCATAGGATAAGAACTTACAACAGGTTGACAACCAAGACTGCTTAATGCTATAATTGAAATACTAACTTTAGGAGGTTATATATGGCTGTCAAAGGCTCAGTAGAAGCAATCATTGAGGTTGCAAAGAAAGAAGTTGGAACCATTGAAGGTCCAAAGGATAACGAAACAAAATACGGTGCATGGATGAAAGTAAATTTCCAACCTTGGTGCCAGTCATTTGTTTCTTGGTGCGCTATGACAGCAGGGGTTGCAAAGTTCCCTAAGTCAGCATCAACAGTTGCAGCATCAGATCAATTTAAAAAAGAAGGTCGTTGGGCAGATGCTCGTAATGATGACCCAACTCCAGGAGACTGGATCTTTTTTGATTTTCCAGATGACGGTGTAAATAGAATTTCACACGTAGGTCTTTGCATTAAAAATAATGGTGATGGAACTATCCAAGTTATTGAAGGAAATACTTCAGGAACTGCAAAAGGAGATCAACGCAACGGAGGTATGTGCGTAGAAAAAACTCGTGGTTACATAAAAAATAACAAAAAGAAATTAATCAATGCAGTAGTTGGTTGGGGCCGTCCAGTTTATACTGGAGAAGATGGTATACCACTTGCTGTAAAGCCAGCAACAAAGGTGGCACCAAAGGCAACAAAGAAGGCTTAATGCATGCCAGTTTATGATTACAAATGCACACAGTGCTCTGCAACCATTGAATTTAAAAGAGAATTTGGTGATAGTACAGAGCCTGTGTGTTGTAATGCAACAATGAGTAGACAATGGTCATCTCCAGGAGTTCTTTTTAACGGTACTGGATTTTATTCAACTGATAATAGAAAGAAGTAGTATAATTATGAATACAATGATTGCAGAAGAAGTTAAAGTTAAAGAATGGATTCTTGGACCAACAGATCGTTGTGATTCATGTGCAGCAGAAGCATTAGTACAAGTTACAGGAGTGTCTGGAGACTTATTATTTTGTGGTCACCATTACAATAAAGTAATGAATAATCCAGAAGGATATAAAAAAATGATGTCCTTTGCCCTCACAGTTCTTGATGAGAGAGATAAATTAATTGAAGATAAAGCAAAGGGGCAAGATTACTAATGTATGAATATTATGTAAGAAAAGTAGAAAATGTTGTAGATGGAGATACCATTGACGTTCTTATTGATTTAGGGTTTGATATCCTATTTGCATCCCGCGTTAGACTGGCTGGTATTGATACTCCTGAGTCCCGTACAAAGGATCTTGCTGAGAAGGCTCTAGGACTAGAGGCTAAAGAGTATCTAAAGAAGTCTTTAAAAGATGCCAAGTCTGTTGTAATTAAAACTGAAAAGATGGACTCATCTGAAAAGTATGGTCGCATTTTGGGCTGGGTATACATAAATGGAGACACCGTATCTCTTAATGACATGATGATTAATGATGGCTATGCCTGGGGATACCTTGGAGATACTAAGGTTAAAGATTTTAATGCTCTTGCCAAAGCAAGAACAAAGAGTGGTAAATGAGTCACATTCTTTATTTTACTGCCGAATGGTGTAATCCTTGCAAAATGGTAAGACCCATTGCTGAAGAATTAGACCGTGAAGGAATTATTAAGTTTCAGTATATTGACGCCGACGACAACGTAGAGCTTTGTAAACAATTTGAAATTAAATCAGTTCCAACTTTTATTTTAATTCAAGATGGTAAAGAAGTAAGTCGTATAAATGGTGCTAAAACCAGGGAACAGTTAGAAGAGTTTATAAATGGATCCAATTGACGAAACAATTCAGTCATTAATTCTTAATGGTGCAATTGAAGTTGTAGGTATTGATTCTGAAACTGGTCAATTTCTTTACTCTTTTAACCAAAAAATAAAAGAAATAATGCCAGAACTTTATAAAGAACATTTAACTGAAGTTAATCGTGACATTATGTACCTTTGGGAGCAGGGGTTTTTGGATATAGACTTGCTGTCAAATGATCCGCTGGTTATCCTAACAGATAAATCTTTAGATCAAGAACAAATTAATTGCTTATCCGTGGAACATAAATCAGCATTGGCTGAAATCAAACGGCTTCTTCTGAAGTAATCTGATATAATCATATTATAGAAATAGGAGAAAGCCATTATGATTAAGTATTTTATGGCTGTGGGCTTGACATTGCTCATTACCTCCTATATACTTTATAAAGGAAGAAAAACTAAACCTTTTTCAAAAATTACATACAGCCAAAGCAGTGTGCACTTAATGATTAAAGATTTTCTTCCAAAAACTTTATATGAAAAACCAATACAGAACTCTCAATCATTAAAGCATATTGAGAGAAATACTGTAAAAGTTATTTTTATAGATGGAAAAGCTTATTGGGTCAACAACAATATATTTTATTGTGCTGATGCATTTGAAAACAATGTCAACATAGACACTACAAGTCCAGTTGATACAACCAATATGTCAAAAAAAGACATTGAAAAGATGTTATTTATTTTAGACAACTTAAAGAATGGAAATAGTAATGATAGTAGCAGTACAGGGGACTAAAGACTTTGATGATTATCAAGTTTTTCTTCGTGCTATGGGCGTTGCTATGTCTTCAATGAAAGATGAAGATAAAGAGTTTTTAATTTATTCAGCAGGTCCTGCAAAAATTAATTCAATGGTTTCTGAGTTTTCTAATTTGTCTGAAAGAGGCATGAAGGCTAGAGGAAAAAAAATTAAGTTCTTTAAGGTTCCTGCTTCTTACATTGAAGAAAACATGGAGCAGGTAAGTTATCTTGCTTTTTTAAGTAAGCCTAAAGAGCCAGTATCAAAGTTAGTAGCATCAGCCGAACTCAAAAATATTGAAGTCGGAATTTATAGGTATTAAGGATAAAAATGATAGTAAGTAAGTTAGACGTAATGGAAAAAATTGTTAAAAAGAATTATAATCTTCTCTGGGATGGCTGGAATATTTTAGATCTTAAGAAATCAGAAATGGCTCGCACATCTCCGCAGGGTATTAGAATTAATGGTCAATGGTATCTACATAAAATTTATAAAGTAGATGAAAAAGGCTGGGATATTCCAAATAAGTATAAGGAGTAATCCTTGAAGCAGCATTTATGGAAAGATGAAGCAAAATGTTTAGGCTTAGATACTAATCTATACTTTGATAAATATGAAGATGATATTGATCTAAGATCCAATATAGATAATTTCTGCGCCTCTTGTCCCGTTGCAAAAATATGTTTTGCTAACGGAGTATCTGGTAAAGAGTGGGGCGTATGGGGTGGTGTATACTTAGAAGGTGGAGAAGTATCAAAAGAATTTAATAAACATAAAAATAAAAATCAATGGGGTAAAATATGGCAAGCGCTAACGATGGAAACGAATTAACATCTTTTGAAGATGTTTGTTCTATCCTTGCTGAATTGTGGATAAACCATAAACATGAAAAAACATTTGAGGATTTTATTTCTTATAATGATTTAGGTTTGCCACTTGCTTTTTTAATTGATTCTGAATTAGTAACACATACAGAAATTGCAAAAGGTTATATTGAAGAAACTTGGAGAATTTTGTTATCCTCTCTTGAGATTAAAGAAGATTCAGGTTTTACTTGCCTTGAAGATATATTTCGTTATTCTGAAGGCGAGCAAGAATAATGTATACAAATGAGATGCGTAGGGCAGTACATTCAATTATTCCTCCAAAAGATTTTGGAATTAATATAATTGATAATGAGCAATTCTTAACTGTTAAACTTAATGAACATGATTTTATTCATATGGTACATGACGAAAAGATTAAAGCTATTCAGTATGTAGCAAAAATAAAAGAAGTTCTTGAACAAAACGGAGCAATTGTTTTAGTAACCAGAGAGGTAGTAAAGTAATGAATATTTCTACTATCATTATTTCAACATGTTTATTTTCAGTAAGCGTTGCATATTTAACTTTATCTTATAACTTTGTTAAAATCCGCAAACAATATGAAAAATTATTTATTGACATGCTTGTCCTTGAAAAATATGTTAACGAAATTGAAGATTCTCAAATTAAAGGTGACGATAATGTTCATAAAGAAAACTTTGTTAAGTTCCTTTCTGACTCTCGTGACTGGGCATATCAATACATTGAAGATGTTCAAGAAGGTTTATCTAAATTTGTTGACGATGTAGATTCTTATATTAGTCATTTTGATGATTACGGAGACACTATCTCGGTTGAAAGACCAGATTATTCAGCCATGGTTCAAATATCTAAATCCTATAAAGATCTTATAAAATTATTGCCAGCAGAGGAAATAAAATGAAAGATGTTATACTATCAACACTAACAGGTTTTGGATGCGGTGTCGTGTTTGCAGCATTCAAATTGCCAGTACCAGCACCACCAGTTTTTGCGGGAGTCGCAGGAATCATTGGTCTATGGATTGGTTTTACAATATTAACACGAGCTATATCCTAGGAGGAAAAAATGAACGAACAAATTAAAAAGGCACTTGCCTCATACGCAAGATCAGCAATTGGTGCAGCTACAGCAATGTATGCTGCTGGAATCACTGATCCAGAAACACTTGTATACTCACTACTTGGTGCAATCGTGCCAGTAGCAATGAGAGCAATCAATCCAGCAGACGCGGCTTTTGGTCGCCTGCCAGATATGAAAGCCGTAGATAAGGCTCTGAAGGCTGCTAAGGTAGTCAAGAAGCCAACAGCTAGAAAAGCTACAGCAAAGAAGTAATTCTTTAGGGAGGGATATGTCTAATTGGCCTATCCCTCTCTTTCTTTAATACTATGACATATATGTATCAAAAACAAACTAAGGGTAAATCTAACACAGCACTAATCATGTGTACATTTCGCAGACTCACAAACATTCCTAAAACTTTAAAAAGATTAAAAGATCAAACAAATAAAGATTTTGACTTTTATATATGCAATAATTCAGAAGACCAAGACAATAAATTAATATCATACTTTAAAAAATATGAAAATGATTTACAGTTTAATTTTTATATAAAAAAATATAATAATATATATAAAATGTTTTCAAGGTTTTATCTTGCTAGAGACTTAGCTCATCAAGGATATGAGCGTGTAATTTTTATTGATGATGATCAGATGTTGCCAATATCTTTTATTCAAGATTGTTACAATCAATATGATGAAAAATCTATCAAATCATTTTACGCACATAAATTTGATGACGATTACTGGGACAAGGTAAGACTTGTTGACGGAGAAGAAGGCAACTATGCTGGCACTGGTGGACTTATTTGTTCTGCTAAAATATTTTTAGATGATAAGTTTTTTGAATGTCCAAAAGAATATCATATTATTGATGACTTATGGTTATCTCATTATATTTTAAAATATACAGACTATAAAATAAAACTATTAAAAACAGACATTCAGTTTATCTATGACGATAAAGCAACATTTGTTGGCTTAGAAGATTTAAAAAGAAATTTTTCAACTAATAATATTATTAATAACGTTTAGGTATTGCTGTTTAAGAATATTTGCATTAAAGTTATTAATTGCTATATCAAATGCCTCTTGTTTTAAATCTTTTTTATTTTCTAGCTTAATATAACTATCAATCATGTTTGCAAGTTTTTTAGTGTCTGCCTCGTAAACATCAAGGGTCATTCTGGTTAAAAGCCTATCAATGTTTTTTGATTCAACTAACCATTTATTGGGCAAAACAGCATTATTTGGGGATATATCAGTCATAAACACTGGCAAACCACTCATAAGAGATTCGTTCATGGGTAAACAAAGTCCAGCATATCTTCTTGGAAGAACCATAGCATCAAAACCACTATAAAGATCTGCACTATTTTCAGGACTAGACATGTCAATAGTTAGTCTAGGGTCTTTGCAGTCTGTTTCAATCGGTGTTTGACTTTTAATAACTAATTCATAGTTTTCTTTTGAGTAATTAAGCATATCAATTACAGTACTGGTACCGTTCCTATCTTTTGATGCAAACTTTCCAGCAATATGCAGGATCCTGTTATGATTTTTAGACATATTTATTTCTTTTTGTTTAGAAAATACAGATGGTTCAATTGGTGGTGGAATGTGAATGACCTGTGTTAAATGACCAAGAACTTTTCTTACGTGATCAATTTTCCATTCACTAGGTGATAATAAAACATTAGGTATCCTCTGTTCTGGATTAATAACTAAATCTAAAAACTCATAATTGTATTGCAAAATTGTTTTTACTCCTCTTTTTTCAGCAAGTCGTAAAAATAAATCGCTGTAAAAAGATTCACAAGTTAAAACAACGTCAAGTTCATGAAGGAATTCTACTATTTCTTCTTTTTTAGCAAAACCATATTTTGTAGTTATGCAATTATACCCAGAGTACCACTCTGGATGTTGTTTATTTTCATTAAATGGTGTAGAGTCAATAAGCAATATTTTATTAGGGTTAAGCATATTGACTATATTCCTAGTTTGATTACCGAGACCAGTATTATCAGATCTTGCAATGATCCCTAATCTCATTCTGTATACCCCCAGGCTTCATCATCTACTGTAAATTTTTGTGTACCCTGGCGACCATCTAAATGGTATGAGCGCTTAATGTTTCCTTCTGGATGATATATCCAAAGTTTATGTTTGTTCCAACCTATTTGATCAAACTCACCATAAGGCAAAATATCGTCTTGAATCTTGCCGTGAAACCTATCTTCAATAAAAGTTTTGTCATCAGAGAAAGGAAGAACAACATCTTTGTAATATTTAACTGTGCTTAAGTGTGGACGCTGACTCCACTGAGCAGTTCTCATAAAACCATTCTCAAGTCCAAACATTAAATGTTTGTGTGGTTTTGGTATAGAGGCTTCAAAGTGAAACCTAATAGTGTTAGCCTTTTCATATTCAAGCATATCTAAACACTCTTGCCAATCAATTTCACAGTCTGGAGTAATTGGTGCATCTCCTTCAACATAAAGTATTACCGCAGTATCAATAATATCAATTGTTTTTTTCATCATTGTTGTTTGGTGGCTATGCTCATCAAAAATTATTGGTAAAACATTTTTCCATTGATGCAAACATTTCCACAGAACTCTATTTTTATATTCATCGTAATTTGTTTTGTGGGATAAGCGCTCTTCACGCAGACCATCCATTTGCAAGATAATCTCATTGTTAGGGAAGTGCACCCTTATTGTGGAAATTGTCTCATCAATGATTGCAGTATCTGGGTGGCTTGGCAGAACAGAGGTAGCAACAACGATAGTTACATCATTTTTATTCATACAGATCCTTCATTACTTTAATAGAAAAATCTCTTTTATATTTAATCCACCAACACACAACCTGATGCATATTATTTGGGTAATTATTAATAAGATTAGGAAGCATTTCTTGCAGTTGGTTCCAGTTTTTAACTTTTTCAATTGGAATTCCTGCGGGATAAACATAGTTAAAATAATCAATCATTTCACCTTTAGAATCAACACGATCACCAATAGGCAAAGCCAACATTTCAATAGCCTCAAAGAATCTAAAGGTGTCTATAACTTGGGCACCAGCAGGGGCTGGAACAACCTTAGCCTTTGATAGAGTCTTGTAGTAGTCTTTAGGCTGCTCGCCCTGTGCAAAGCCCTCTGTGGGCCTATAAAGGGCATTAGGAAGGTTTGGCATGACTTCGGACAACTGCTTTCTACGCTGATGAGTTATCTGTCCACCAAAATAAATATCATATTCTTTAACAGGATAATCAGGCAAGTTAGACTTTAAATGTTGGGGCACACCAATAAAAAACTTATTATATTTTTCATGTTTTTTGTGTGCATAGTGAATCCAAATAGATATATTAGGATGATCAATTTTATCTACATCAAAAAATGCACATTCATCACCAGTAATAAATAGAACAGCCCTATCAAGGTTTTTTAATTGTTTGGATATTGCATCTTCTTTTCCAGCATTACCTTGTCCAGGAATAACAACAAACCCACGATCTGC